CCTTCTTCTTCTACTTCTACTTCTACTTCTACTTCTACTTCCTCTACTTCTTCAACGTCTAAAATAGACAAATAGTCCTCAGAGGCTGATGCTAATGCAGGAGTAATGAATAAAATGTTTTGAACTGGTATAGTAACCATATTAGCATCTGCTGTTAGCACCAACGGAACTAAAACAACTTCGCCATTATTCACAACAACGTTTAATGGTCTTGTGACTGTGACATACTTAATATCATCGTCTGTTGATACTAACTGGCCAAGTATTTCACCTGTTAGTGTTTTAATAGTAACAACTTTACCAAGCATTGCTTGTATGTCATACATTAGATATCACCTAATTTACTTGTATCTACTAATGCTTTAAACTCTGTAAAACCACCAATCTTTTCGCCATCAACAATAATTTGTGGGAAAGTTCTTGCACCTGGAAATGTTTCCATTAATGTTTCTCTGTCAAAGTCTTCATCTAACATTTTGTATGTTAGTTCATATCCTTCTCTTTCTGCTAATGCCTTTGCTTGAACGCAATACGGACATTGCGGTTTGCTGTATATTTCTACTATCATTATAAACTCAATCCTTTAAATGTGTCTTCAGTTACGTCTTGTTTAGTACCACCAATAACATAACTACTAATCTCTGTCTCTTGTGGTGCTACTTGTACCTCGCCTCCACTGATCCACTTCTGTGTCCATGGTAAAGGATTTGCTTGGCTTGTTTGATATGGAGGTGTAATACCTACTGCTCTCATACGTTTAGCGGCAATCCATTCAACATATTGTTTTAGCAGTTCGGAGTTTAAACCAATCATACTACCATCTTTGAACAAATACTCTGCCCAATCCTTTTCCTGTCTCACAGCATCCATAAACATTTCTGTGCTTTCGCCTTCACACTCTTTGCGTATTTTAACAAAGTCTTTGTCGTCTGTAGGCAACAATTTTAATATTTGCTGTGTACTTGCCAAATGAACGTTTTCATCTCTGGCTATAAGTTTAATTATCTTTGCATTACCTTCCATTTTCTTTAATTCGGCAAATGCCCAACTACAAGCAAAGGATACATAAAAACGTACACCTTCCAGAATGTTGACAGCCATTAGTGCTTTGTATAATACTTTCTTGTGTTCATACGTGCCAAACAGATTAGGATTGTCATTATATCTAACTAACTCATCATAATACTTACTGATACTATCACTGCATGATGAAATTTCTTTGATGTCTAACATTTCGTCAAACACTTTACTTGGGTCTGAATACACATTTCTAATAATGTGTGTATAACTTCTGCTGTGAATTGTTTCACTGAATGCCCAAGTTTCAATCCAAGTCTCTAACTCAGGTATTCCTACTATAGGCAAGAAAGCAAGATTAGGTGAGCGACCTTGTACACTATCAAGTAGTATTTGTCGCTTCAAGTTACTGGTAAAGATATGCTGTTCATGGATAGTTAAATCTTTAAAGTCCTTGCTATCTTTTGTAATATCAACTTCTTCTGGTCGCCAAAAGAAACCAAGTTGCTTATCTGTTAATTTGTCAAACTGTTTATATTTTAATGTATCATAACGTTGTAAGTTTACCCCACCTGAAGTGTCTAAAAACATTTTAGAAGCGGTGTGGTCTCGATGTTTTGTACTAAAAACGGTCCGTGCCATGTATTCCTCTTTACTCATTTATATCTTGCATGATTCACAATCATCGTCATCGATTGCTACTTGTTCTAATTCTGGTAGATCTTTAACTTCGATCTCCCCCTGTCCATCGTATGTGTTATTATAATACAATTGCTTACCACCGTATTTGTAAAACATAATAACATGTTGTAGTAAAACACTCATTGGAATCTTTTCATCTTCGTAGTGTTCTGGATTGTATGATGTATTTACTGAAATGCCTTGGTCAATGTACTTTTGTAGAACAGCCATAATCTTTAAATAGCCTTCTGGTGACTTCTGATCCCATAGAAGGTCATACTTGTTTTTTAATTTTGCATACTGTGGTACTACTTGTTTTAACACACCATGCTTACTTTGTTTAACACTTACAAAACTACGTGGCGGTTCAATACCGTTTGTGCTGTTACTGATCTGTGCTGATGTTTCTGCTGGCATAAGTGCCATTAGTGTTGAGTTGCGAATACCTGTTGCTTTAAGTTGCTCACGCAATCCTTTCCAATCTTGTCTTTCTTTATGCTTAACTAACTCGTCTACTTCTTTCTTGTATGTTTGGTTAGGTGTAAGGCCTTGCCCATATTTTGTTTCCATATTACCAGGAATAGCACCTTTCTCTACTGCCAAGTCTGCACTTGCTTTAATCAAGTAATAACTCCATGCTTCGGCAAATTCATCCACTAAATCTAAGTTAGGTTCTTGATAGTTAGTATCATTCTTTGCTAACCAAAATGCAAAGTTAATAATGCCAATACCCAGTGGTCGCCTTTTCATTGTGGCTAACTCTGCCGCAATCACAGGATACTTTTGATAATCTAAGAGAGCATCAAGACCCTTAACTGCTAACTCACAAGGTTTAGCAAAGTCTTCTGGCTTTTTAATTAGTCCCCAATTAATAGCACTTAATGTACAAAGTGCAATCTCTCCTTCTTCATCGTTTGTATCTTTTAACGGTTTGGTAGGTAAATTAATTTCGCAACATAAATTACTCATTTTTACCGGAGCGACAGTTTCATCAAAACTACTGTGAGTGTTAGCATGATCTACGTTCATTAAGTAAATGCGACCAGTATCTTTTCTTTCTGTTACAAAGGCACTGAATAAGTCGATAGCCCTAATAGACTTCTTCTTAATACGTGTGTTGCGTTCTGCTGTTTCGTATAGCTCTTTAAACTTGTCCTGATCCTGAAAAAATGCATCATATAATCCAGGCACATCATGTGGTGAGAACAACGTGATGTCTCCACCAGTTAGTAGTCTTTCATACATTAGTTTGTTAAACTGTACACCGTAGTCCATGTGTCTTACACGGTTTTCTTCTGTACCTTTATTGTTCTTTAATACCAGCATGTCTTCAATTTCAAAATGCCAAATAGGATAGTATAGTGTTGCCGCACCGCCTCTTACTCCACCTTGTGAGCATGATTTAACTGCTGATTGGAATAGTTTATAGAAGGGGATAACTCCTGTGTGAGTTGCGTCTCCACTCCTAATAGGTGAGCCAATTGCTCTAATACTACCTGCACCTATACCAATGCCTGCCTTTTGACTAACGTACTTAACAATGCTTGATGTGGTAGCATTAATACTGTCGAGACTATCATCTGTTTCAATTAAAACACATGAACTAAATTGTCTCTGTGGTGTTCTCACACCTGCCATAACTGGCGTAGGTAAACTAATGTAATGCGTACTGATTGCATCATAGTAATCTTTAACTGTTTGTAGCCTTGTTTCTTTTGGATATGCACTAAACAGTGTTGCAGAAATTAGCATGTATGCTACTTGAGGTGTTTCAAATATTTCGCCAGTTGCTCTGTTCTGTACAAGATACTTACCACGGAATTGTTCCATAGCCGCATAAGTTAGACTTTCGTCACGCTCATGTACAATATAATTGCTTAATTCGTTTATTTCTTCTTTTGTGTACAACTCAAGTATTTCTGCATCATAAAATCCTCTGTCTATGTTAACTTGGATAATATCACATAAGCAATGTGGTTCAAACTGACCGTAAACCATTTTACGCAAATGGTAATTAATTAATCTACCAGCAACAAACTGATAATTTGGAGTTTCTTCTGTGATTAAATCTGCCGCACTTTTGATAAGTGTTTCTTGGATATCAGTACTTGTAATCCCTGTATAAAATTGTATGTGACTTTTTATTTCTACTTCTGATGGCGATACACCAGTAATGCCTTCACAAGCATGGAACACTACCTTATGCAGTTTATCGAGCTCTAAGTCTTCTTTTGTACCGTCTCGTTTTGTGATAAGAATCTGCTTCGACATGTGTCTTCCTGTAATTGTTTGTTTGTGTCTATTAATAATCTAAGACTTTATTTTATACTACTTTACTTATCTTGTCAAGTGAAAAGTTTATCTGCAGTTATAATGTGTGAGACAAACCTGGTGCAGTTCTCATGAGCATGGGCAAGAGGGATAATTTGCCCTGGTGTAAAATTATAACACAGATTTTCTTGTATTAAGATAAGTCCATCTGTTCCTGTTTCAAAATTACTTATCGCTTCTAATCGAATTTCTGTACTATTAATGAAGTTAAAATGATGCAATGTGGCTGTAATAACTAACGTCAAACCGGACTGGCATAAGTATCCATCGGACACTATTTCAAATACATTAGGCCAGTCTTTAGGTGTCCAGTAATCTATATATCGAGGGGTTACTTTTACATCTGCAAAGGCTTCAAGTATACCTTCCGGACCTTGTGAGATGTCATAGTTGGTTCTGAAGTTGCGCCATGCGGCCAGGCGGCTTTCGCCGTTCATAGTTTTTTCAAACATAATCTATGCTGTACTTGACCAACGCTTCGCAACATACTTCATGCGGAGTGTTGATTGTAATGTGTGTACTGCTTCTTGTCCTACTGTTGGATTTGCTGGATCTGAATATTGTAAATCCATTTTTAGTTCTATGAAATTACCATTCATTGTTGCTTCAAACTTAGGTTCAACAACTGGATTAGAATGTGTAAGATCCCAACTACTACTAAATCTATCACC